CGTACTTGCCCATTTGCTGACGTGCTGCAAGCAGTCTTGCTGAAGTCATCTTAACACCATCAGAGATGTCCATAGTTGCTGCTGCTGCTGCTGCAACACCGTCAAGACCGACGATAGTGCCGTTACCATTAAGAACAACAGATTCAACAGCTTTTGCGTGAGCGCGAGCTACTGATTCAACAATCATAGGCATCAAGTTAATAAGAACTTGCTCGTCTACATCGTTGTCCATGAACGAGCTTGAAATCAAGCGATAAGCGTTCAGGATTACTTGCTTAGGCTGGAACTTATTAGCGTTGCCGCCAGTGTTGCCTTGATTCTGCAAGTTACCAGAAGTAGCATTGATTGCCCATGCAGCCGCGTCAACGTCAGGCTGGATAGGAAGTACAGTTGCTGCACCATTTACAGGGATTTCACGGAACAAACGAGCTACTTTCAACTCATTCATGATTTCTTTCTCGATGAGACTAGAAACTTCCTGATCAATATCAGCGGCTGCTGTAGTATAGTCGATACCTGCTTTTTCTTGTAAGTCACGAGCGAACTCAGTGTTCATACCCTTACGAGTCATAACACCCAATAGGTGAGCTTTCAAGAACTCTTGGCCCCACTTAGATACATCACCCTTAGAAGAACGGTCAGTGAAAGACTTCTTGCTATTTTGCATAGCATCGATCTCTGCTGATTTCTCTTCCAACTCAGACTTATACTGCTTGAGTACTTCGTCCATTTTTGCGTCTTTTTCAGCTAGCTTAGCTTCAACGTCAGCCATAAGAGCTTCAACGCCGGTTTGTACGCCAGTTTTAACGCGGATTTCTTCGGCTTCAACAGCCTGTGCCTTTTCAACTTCTGCTTCGGCTGCTGCCTTTGCTTCTGCTTCATCAGCTGCTTTTTGCTCGGCTTGCTTCATAGCAATCTTAGCAGCTGTGTCTTCAGCTACCTTCTTTGCAAAAGCTTCCAAGTCGATGTTTTGATTATCCATCTTGATCTCCTGATCTGCGGAATTAATATCCGCGCTTTGAGGTGTGTCACTAGCTATTCCCGAAGTAATAACTTCATCCTTAGCCAGAGACTGACCTGCTAGATCTACACGATTTGTGAAAGTTTTTTTGAATTCTTCGTACTCTTCAGAAGAGTCAAAAGACTTCGCGAGCGAAAAAGTAGCCGATTGATTGCACGGTACCGATACTACAGATACCTCAAACAACTCAGCGTCCTTAATCATAAGTCCGTCGGTTTCCTTAATATAATCAGCATCCTTGACTCGGAAACCTACGGAAAAGGCCCCAAGAACACCGTCTTTAACTAGTTCTGCAACATTAGCGGGTGCAGACTTGCTAATCTTACACTCTAACTCCAAACCGTTAGGTCCAGATTTCAGACCAGTGGCTCGGCCAATTGGCTTGTCATAATCATGATTAAACAAGATAATTGGATTTTTTTCAAAGTTCTTTAGTCCACCTTTCTGCCAAGCTTCTGCTGAGATGGAGTCACCCGCGCGATCAAAATCAGCTGTACTTGCCATTCCGCGAATCATGACAGAGCCATCGTCCTGTTCATGAGTCTTGAAAGTAGACGTCAGATTAAAGATTTTATTCATCATCTTAATCCTTTTTAACTGCTGGTTTAACAGCAGGCTTGACCGCAACCTTAGGTTCTGGCTTTGGTGCTTTAGGTGGAGCAGGTTTTGGTTTAGGAGGAGGATTTTCCTTCTTCTTAATTTCTGCCCACACTTCTGGAAGAGAGCTCTGCATAATACCTAACATGCGACTCCAGCTCCCAAAAAAATTCAGTACAAGTCCTGCTCGAATAGGTGTTCGTGCTTCAATATGTTCATACTCACGCTTACTAAGTATTTTTCCTTCTTCTAGCATTACCATTGATACTGCTTCGAGGACCTTGCCTCTTTGTCTTAAACTTCCCATTATTCCTCCGCTTCCTCTGTTTCCTCGACGGGTCTTCCGCCTTCATCTGGGTTAGTTGCTGAACCTGCAATGTTTGCAGGAACGCGTATTTCTTCTGTACCTTCAATAGGCTCAAAGCCTAATCGGTCTCTTGCTTCTGCTGGAGTAATAATACCTCCATTTACTAGAGATGTGTAGTATGCTGAAGCATCTCGCAGTTCCGGCTGTAAAGCGGGAATATCAGAAATGTCCTCACGCAATTCAAAACCAAAAAATCTTTCGAGTCCATAATTAATTTTTCGAACAATAGGAAGTATAGTCTCAAGATAATACATGCGCATATTTGGGCGAATGTTAGCGTTATTACCAGAATCCAACATAATTGGAGGGATTCCGAGCGCCTTTAAAATAATCTTTTCATTCTCATCTATCGAAGTTTGAAAATCTAATTCTTTAAAATTCACATTAGATATAGAATCTACTTCAATTCCACCGTCTAAGATAAGAGGTCGTCTTCCTCCTGCATCTGGACGGTATCGAGCTTGCCAAGAAACCATCATTCGTTCTTTAATTTTCTCAGAAAGTGTATTAGGAGATTTAAGTACTAAACCTGGCACGGCTCCATTCTTAAAAAAGTTATCTTGGAAAGCTCTCATGCTTTTCATGAGAATCATAGTACGTAATGCAGGCTTTAGTCGAGGGACTCCACGATATATGGAGTGGAAAGAGTTTTCTTTAATATGAATAATCTCATCGGGACTAAATGTAATATCGTGCATTGTGAACTTTTCAATATACGTCTCTTTACTAGAATGAATACGTACATCTGTGGCCGGTAAATGATAGAGATGAGCTCCATCAAAGTACATAAAGATATTACCATCAATTAAAAAATCAGTAATAAGATTACGCTTAAAGCTGTTAATGTCTTGGTAAGGATTAGGAGATTTGTTTAAAAGAATCTCTACCTTAGATCTCTTGATACCAGGAACTACGCCTCGAAAAGCATTATCTCTAGAAACAGTAGTAGGAATCTCAGCTACATCATCTACGATCATATTTACGCCGCGATTAACGATTTCTAAGTCTTCATACGCTTTTTCATAACTAAAGCTGGGCTCTCGAGAAGAGTTAATATCATTGCCCATATGAAGCTGTGCAGGATTTAACTTCTCCTCAACTTCTACGGGGGTTTTCTCAAAAATATTATACCATGCCATTATGTTTTTCTCTTTGAATCTCTACCCAACGCATTTGCTTTTTTGCAGTGCCTAATCCGGGGTCTTTGCCATAAATTGAGTGAAGCTTTATATGATGAGTATGACATAATGTAACTGTGTAATCATATAGCTCAGCATGGTGTTCTTCTATAAAGTCATCCCGAAGTGCTTGTATGTATTCAGGATTGTGTTTGTTCTTTGTCAACCATTGATTTAGCAATGGTGTTAAACTGTAAAAATGGTGAAAGTCAAGCTGCTCTGTCTCATTGCAAATCTCGCAAGCGTTCCCTTTTTCATACTTGGACTTAGCCTTATCTCGTACATACTTTACAACATCACGTTTTAACTTGGGCATTTTCCATTAGATCCTCAATTTTCATCTAAAGAATTATATCGACTTTAGGGTGACTTGTCAATAACTATTTTTCATCAGGTGTCGCTAGAAGGACACGTTTGCGGTTTGAAATGAATATAATCCGTAGCGAAGACCGTCTGCCATGTGCGAAGCCATGTTGTGCTTCGGCTTTTCCTTTAATAGATTAGGATTAGGATCCCATTGATAAGCATCTAAACACTTAAGGGACTCTTTACACTCTTGGTCAACATAAAGTTTGTCGTTGTCGATAATGCCCGATACATGTCCAATTCCATCCAATACAGACTTCTTAGCGTTAATGGTGGAGATGTCATAGTTCTGCGCGAGATCGAACCTTGTTTGCTGAGCAGCACTGTCAATATAGATATAATCAATATCCCAACGATCAATAAGTTTTTGTATTTCAATAGCATGTTGCTCTGTGGTTCTCTCCGAATTAAAGTACTCATCAACTAAGTAAAATTTGTCCTCATCCCAGTCGTATGCGATTACACACAACGCTGTAGGATCCTTGTATCCTACGTCCAAGCCCGCAAAGACATCCATCTTTGAGGTATCTAATTGAGACAAGTCTTTTACCTGTGTCTCAAAATCAAACTTCCAAATCTGACCTTCATAAGTATTAAAGTCAGCTTCGTATTCTTGCCGAAACTCGGCTTCTGACATAGACTTACGTGCTTCTGCTATGTCAGTTTCTGACATTCGAGGATTGTCTCGATATGTCGCTCGTATACTACACCATTCTGGGAAATCTTCTGAAAATCCTCTATAGAAGAACTCAGAGAACCAGTTGTTGCGACCCCGTGGCGTGGAAATAAAAATTGCTTTGGAGTTCTCTTTATCTAGCGTGGGTCTGAGTGCCACATTGAACGCATCTTTTCCATCAGCGAGAGCAGCTTCGTCAAAAATGATAAGGTCATACGAACGACCAACACAAGAGTCAACTTGATTAACTGATCCCATACGTACAGTAGACCCGTTCGAGATTTCAATAACTTTATCTTTTGCATTATCTTTTGTAACCTCTAAGTCAAAATGTTTAATTAGGTTCCTTTGTAGATCGAAAGAGATCTGAGACAAAGAATAGTTTGGGGACATGATAAGAATGTTAGAGCCAGGCACTAAAGACACGAGCTGTCCAATAATGTTGGCAATGTAAGTTTTGCCTTGCCGACGAGAGACGGCGGCAGAGACAAAACGGTATTTAGGGTTGTTAATCGCATTTATAATTGCTATTTGCGATGGCAACGGTGTGACGTTCAATAGGTTTAAGTACGGTCCTA